TATTTTTTTAATAAAAAAAGTGTAGTTCTGTAGTTTTTTTAATTTTTCCCTTATTTTATAAGGGTTTCCGCAACTACACTTTTATTTTAAAAGTGTAGTTAAGTGTAGTTTTTTACCCTCAAAGTGTAGTTTTTTCTATAATTCTTACCCTTTTACCGAGCATTGTAGTACTTTTTAATGTATAACCCAAAGATGTTAAACGTCTGCTAAATTTTGTACGACTAACCGCTTTTAAGTTACTTTCCTCGCAAAAGTCCTCATACGCCTCATAAACTGTAGTAACTGGGTTGTTGTTTATCGCTGGATACTCATTTAAGTAAGCTAATACACTATCATTATCAAGATAATATTGTTTGGTTGCCTCAGCTATTGTATTGCTTTCGCTCATTTCTAACTTATTATCATAAATACGTTTAACTCCAGCTAGTGCTAAATTTAATATGTAACTTTTAGCATTATCACTACTAAGTAGCTCGTCTAAGTTATAGATACGCTCTTTTACTTTATTTTCAAACGGTAGTATAACCAGCCTACGACCGATACCGTCGCTCTTATCTTTAAATACTGGTGGCTCATTGGCTGTAAATATTAGTGTAGCTGTATTCTTTAATGTTATTGGTTGTGAATAGATAGCTCTAGCTCCTACAGTATTACCACTAGCCATAGTTTTTAAGTTTTTAGATTTCTCTAAGTAAATAGCGTCTACGTCGTCAGCTACATTTACTAACTTACCTACTAACGATACTAAACTTGTCCCGTCGTCAAAATTAGCTATATCAATATGACTACTTAATTCTCCAGTAAACTTAGTTATCATTTCTACAAAAGTAGATTTACCATTGGCTCCGCTCCCAGTTAAGAAAAATATTTTATGTGGGAAACGGTCAACAAGTAAAATATGTCCTAAGATTTCCTCAACTACAACTCTCATATCTTCACGCCCACAGCATATAAAGTTTAAAAAGTCGTCAACGTTTTTGTCGTATGCGTCGGGCTTATAAGCAACATCTAAATAAAATGGTGTAAACCCACAGTCATACTCAACTACGTTATCCTCGATAATTACTCCATTGCGGAGCTTAACATTAAACTTTTGTTTAGGGTCTATTAGTTCAGCATATACATACAGTTGAGCCTCTAACTCGGTCATTTGGCTACGCCTAAGTTTTAAATATTTATTTATTGCTTTGTTTAACTTAATTTTATCTTTAGAATAATTAAGACCGTCTCTAAAATATAAATTATAGTTGTAAATCTTAACATCTAACTCTTTTACTATAAACTCAGCAAAATCTATCATATCCTTAGGGTCGCCGTTATATTGACCGTTTGTATTTACCTCTAGCTCGCTTACACTCTCTATCAAAGATGTAAGCTCCTTAGTATTTAATTTTTCGCCTAGTATCACATCATTTATAAAGTTACCGATATTAGTTATATCAACGTCCTTTTTTTGTTCTCTTATTAACCTTAGGTGGTAAAAAAGTGCATTGTTACGACCGTCTCCCTCAGCCAAACCACTTATATTTTTAGCCTTTGGCAATGGGTACATCTCGAGAGGTAGAGGTGGTAAGTCTTTTAAACTTAGCTCTTTATTAGCCTCTCTCATTTTTCCTTTATGCTTAACTATTGCGTATGACTTAGTTCCAGTCTTATAGTCCACTTGAAAACCACCAAGTGTTATTTTGTCAGCACCATTTTTTATAACTACATCACTAGGCTTAGAGTAGTAAAAATGGTATCCTCTAGTTGTTTTAACCATAAGCGTTGGATAGTGTTGTTTAAAATATTCCACTATCGCTGGCTCATTTATATTATCATTATCAAAGTCTACAACTACAACTTTATTGTTTAGTAGTAAACCCGCATTATCTAATTTATCCAAAGAGGTATAAGTTGTGTCAAAAGATGTAACGGGTTGCTTATCGTCGTTTAGCTCCAAAAATTTTAACATTGTCCTATCCTCCTTAGTATAAATTTTTCTTGCATAGGGCTATATAATAGTTAAGGTCTAGCTTAGATTTATCAAAACTAGCTATGTCCTCGTTATGTATGATGTTATGCTCACTTGTATTAGCTATCTTTTGGTAACTGTCTCCTTTTCTTTTATATATACCCCAATATTTTTTATCATTAGTGGCAAACACTCTATTGACCTTTTGTGTAGGTATCAATTTAGTGTCGCCCTCCTCTCCATACTCGTAGTACATACCGTCGTAAGTACTACCCATTTTACAAACGATTTGAAAAGGGGCTAAATCGTTATTTTTGTATGTTTCGATTACTGTTTGATGTACTGGTATGTCATATATGTAATAATTAACTAAAGCTCTATCTATGATACTTAGTGAGTTTTGCATAAAATTACCCCCATTAAATTTAGCAAAACGTCCCTTAGCCTCTATATGTCCGTCCTCAAACTGTATAGCATAATTATTTACATCTCTTTGAGCTATCTTTACTATTTTATCAATATCAAAAGTAAGCCCAAACCTTTTACCAAAATCTTTAACTATTGCCTCAACTTGTTTATAATTTCCGTTATATTTAACAACTAACCCGTCGGTATTAGACTGTATTAGTTGACAATATGGCTCCAACTCAAGTATTAACTGTGTAAGTATTAACTGACCATTTATACAAATATTATTTGCTTGTTTTGGGTCAAATAGTGTATTAAATTCACTTTTCATAGCTCCAAAAGTAGCATTGATTAGTATTTTATAAATCTTTTGTCGTGGGTCTTTTTTAGCTTTATACATATAACGGGTCTCTCTTAGCTTTGTAAACATTTGAGGGTCGCTACTTGCTCTACTCATAAAATTATCAACTATTATCAAACTAGGATAATAGCTTGATACGTCAATGTGTAAGTAAGTTCCAGTACCGTTATAT